TGCCCCGACACCGAGGTTGGCAGGCTTGGCGGCGGCGGTAGCTCGCTGGCTCTCCGTCAGGTGCCGCCGGGTGAGGTTCAGCGAAATGACAAACGCCAGCGGGTCCGTGCCGTCGAGCGGGTCACTGCCAAACTCACGCCGGGGATAGGGAACGCCAAGGTGACGCGCGCACTGGTAACGGTTCCGCCCATCGAGAATGGCCCCGTCGAGAAACACGATAGGCTCCCGGACGCCGTTTTGCCGGATATCCTCGCGCAAGGCGTCGTTGGCCGCGCCCTCAAGCCAAGGGAAGATGTTCGCCAGCGGGTGGAAGGTGACGGGCTGCGGCGGGCAGACTTCGGTGTGGACGTTCATGCGGCGTCCCCCGGTATGGTTTTCCCGACTTGGGAAACAGTCTCGGCCCCACCATCCTCATTGTTCAGAGCGGGCGAGCCGTCGGGCAGCGCATCAACAGACGAGTTGTCCGCCATGGCTTTCGCTTCCGCATACGTCTTCCCCGTCAGAATGAAGTCGATGGCCCTCGCCACCGTCTTGCGGCGCGGTTCGCGACCGTCCCGCAGGTTGCGGACGAAGTTTGGGTCGTTCAGTGCCACATGGCCGAACGCGCTGTCCCTCATGCCGGTCTTAGCGCAATGCGCTTCAATCGCGGCGAGAAGGTCGGGAATGGGTGCGAGGCTGTTCATGCCGCAGAGACTAGGATATTTCCTAACCTCTGGCAATAGGATATTTCCGCATGGCGGGGTCGCGCATGTCTAGGATATTCCCTGATGCATGGAGCGAGACGCCGTGGTCATGATCGTTGCCCGCAACCTTGAGGCCACAATGGCGCGCAAGGGTACGAACCCGTCCGAAGTCGCCCGGCGTTCCGGCCTAAACCCGACAGGCGTCTATGACATCCTGTCTGGCAAGAGTCGGTCGCCGCGCTTGGATACGCTCAATCGTATCGCGGTGCAGGGTTTAGGCGTTCCTTTGGCCGCGCTTCTGGCCGAACCTTCCGAAGATGATCTGTCGCAAGAGCTGATCGAGGTGATCGGGCTGCTTCCGGCTGGTGAGCGGCGGCGCGTTCTGGCGATGATCCGGGCGATGGCTTCCGTTCCAACATCGAACGAATAGCCAGGATCAACTGAATTTTCTCTTCGCGCGTGAGCCGCTGAACTAGCGCGGGCACGGCGGAATCGCTCAACTCAATATCGTTCATGGTTTACCCCAAGTCCCGCTTGGATGGTGCCAGCGGGGGCTGTTTCTGGCAAATAGGAAATATCCAAACATTTCGCTTGCGCTAGGATTTTTCCTATGGCAGTGTCTCCCCATGACCAGCCCGACCGGGCAGCATGGGAGAGACGCAGATGACCAAGCGCGAAGCCAAATACGCCCGCCACCCTCTTGAGGCGCAGGACATCGCTTCGGGCCGCGCGGCCTTCGCTCGCGGTCTGGCCCGCCACTACAACGCCTTCGACTTCCACGCCGACCCGCAGCGCTACTGCGCTTGGGACGAGGGCTGGAAAGCTGCCGCGAGGGCCGCCTGATGCGCATCCTGCTTGCCTGCGAATGCTCCGGGGCGGTTCGGGACGCCATGCTGGCCAAGGGCCACGAGGCGCTGTCCTGCGACCTGCTGCCCAGCGAGACGCCCGGCCCGCACTATCTGGGCGATGTGCGCGACGTGCTTGGCTACCCGTGGGACATGATCATCGCCTTCCCGCCTTGCACCGATCTGACGGTGAGCGGGGCGCGGTGGTTCGCGGGCAAGAAGCTGACCGGGGCGCAATATGCGTCTGTCGCGTTCTTCATGACCTTCGCCCGGCACGAGTGCCCGCTGGTGGCGATAGAGAACCCGGTCGGCATCATGTCCTCGCTCTGGCGCAAGCCGGATCAGGTGATCCAGCCTTGGCAGTTTGGGCACGGCGAGACGAAGGCGACCTGCCTTTGGCTCAAGGGCCTGCCGCCGCTGCAACCGACCGATGTTGTCGAGGGCCGCGAAGCCCGCGTCCACAGAATGCCGCCCGGCCCTGACAGGGCCATGGAGCGCAGCCGCACCTACGCCGGAATTGCCGACGCCATGGCCCGCCAGTGGGCACCACAGGAGGTTTTCGCATGACCGCCCAACCCACCTCCGCGACCACATCGCCGCTCCACGCGGGGCGGCCCCTCTTTCGCACGGAGACGACGATGACCGCAGCCTACGCATCCACGACCACGCTGGCCCACATTCGCGCAGCCAAACCCTGCGAAGAAGGCTGGCGCAAGCTTCTCGGCTCGCTCGGCAAGACCGGCGCGGACGATGAAGCGCTGGCCCTGCTGACCGTGCTGGACAGCAATGGGCTGGACGATGCGCTGTGGGTTCTGTCCTACGCCATGCCGGACGACCGGCTGGCGCGGCACTTCCAGGCATGGTGCGCGGAGCAGGTGCTACACTTGTTCGAGGCCGAGCGCCCCGACGATACGCGCGTTCGCGATCAGATCGCGATGCTTCGGAACGATGAAGCGGATGCCGCCGCACGGGCCGCCGCACGGGACGCCGCATGGGACGCCGCACGGGCCGCCGCACGGGACGCCGCACGGGCCGCCGCACGGGCCGCCGCATGGGACGCCGCACGGGACGCCGCATGGGCCGCCGCATGGGCCGCCGCACGGGCCGCCCAAGAGCGGCAGCTTCGCCTGATGCTTTCCCCTGATGGCCTCGCAGCCGCAGCGGTTGCCGCCTGACACCCCCGCCGCTCCACGCGGGGCGGCTCCACCCTATCGGAGACGACAGATGCACACCGCCGCCCTTCTTCGCCAGCTTGACGCGCCGCCGCTTGCCTCGCGCACCGGCATCTGCGCCGCCACCATTGTTGCGGACGTTGACGCCCTCGCCACCGAATGGTCACGCGGCAACGCCCTGTCCATGATCGGCGATGCCGAAGCCGCCCAGCACAATGCCGAGGCGATCATCATCGAAGCCGCCGCCCGCATTCTGGCGCGGGGCCGGAAGGTCAGCCGGACCGTCTATCGCTACGGCGTCCCGACGGTGACGCGGGCTGCCGGGCTGGTCATGGCTGACGTGCTGCAAGCCTATCAGGACGAAAACCCCGACGATCTGGAGGCCTATGCCGCCGAGGCTGCGGAATGGTTCCGGCTGCAAGGGGAGTGCGTGGAATGACCTGCACCATCCTCCCCTTCCGCACCACGCCCGAGACGTTCACCCGCGTCAGCGCCATCGAGGACACCGGCCCCTTCGCCCGCTATGACGCGGCCCGGAAGGGCCTGCTCTCCGCCGGTAACGACTGGCCCGCCATGCTTGGCTATGCGCAGACGCTCTCCGAAAGCCCGCGCTGGACGGATACCGAACTGGCCCGCCACACGCGGCAGGCTCACGCGCTGCACCTTCGCAACGTGGCCGAAACCCCCGCCGACGTGGCGCGCAGCTTCGCCCACCGCTGGCCGGAAGTGCTGATCGGCGGGGCCTTCGGGGCCGTGGTGCTGTTGGCCGTCACCGGCTGGATTTCCTGAAACTGAGAGGACAAAGCGATGAACGTCGTTACCGAAATCGAAGCCCCGCAAGTTGTGGCCCTGCCGGACCCGGTTCTGGCCATGATCGAACGTGTCGCGACAGACCCCAGCGCGAGCATAGAGAAGCTTGAGCGCATGATGGCAATGCGAGACAAACTTCAGGCCGACCAGGCGCGGGCGTTTTTCGCGCAGGCCTTCGCCGCCGCTTCCGCCGAATTTCCGTCGATCCCCCTGAACGGCAGGGGCGACAAGCAGAAGCCCTATGCGCTTCTGAAGGACATCATCAGCGGGACCAAGCCTGTCCTCTCCCGGCACGGCCTCGCGCTTTCCTTCGGGGTGGACAGCGCGCCGGACCGCGTGACCGTCACGGCCAAGCTGATGCACGTCGCAGGCCACGTCGAGACGACGAGCATCGAATTGCCCAAGGACCAGAGCGGCAGCAAGAACGCGGTTCAGGCCGTTGGGTCGTCGCAGACCTACGGGCAGCGGTATGCCGCGCAGGCGATCCTTGGGCTGTCCCTTGGTGATGATGTGGATGATGACGGCAAGGCCGCTGGCGCGGGCGACAAGATCGACGCGGACCAGTTCTTCACCCTCAAGAACCTGATCGAAGAAGCCGGGGCCGACGAGGCCAAGTTCTGCGAATACCTCAAGGTGAAGGAACTTGAGGAGCTTCCGGCTCGCGCCTTCGCCAATGCTGTTTCCGCCCTGCGCGCCAAGATCAAGAAGGCGAAAGCCCAATGATCGAGCAGCGCACAGAAGCATGGCATCAGGCCAGAATGGGCAAGGTCACGGCCTCCCGCGTGGCCGACCTGATGGCCAAGACCAAGAGCGGCCCATCGTCCAGCCGGGCGAACTACATGGCCACCCTGATAGTGGAGCGCCTCACCGGGGTTCGCGAGGAGGGCTTCACGAATGCTGCTATGATCTGGGGCGTCGATACCGAGCCGCAGGCCCGCGCGGCCTATGAGTTTCTGACCGACGCCACCGTGATCGAGGAAGGCTTTGTCCTGCACCAGGCCATCCCGGACTTCGGCGCTTCGCCAGATGGGCTTGTCGGCGATGTGGGGCTTCTGGAGATCAAATGTCCCCAGACGGCGGCGCACCTCGACGTGCTGCTGTCGGGCGAGGTGCCCGGCAAGTATGTGACCCAGATGCAGGCGCAAATGGCCTGCACCGGGCGCGCGTGGTGCGACTTCGTTTCCTTCGACCCCAGGATGCCGGGGGAGATGCAGCTTTTCGTCAAGCGTGTCCACCGCGACGAGGTGTTCATCGCGGCGATGGAGGGCGAGATTGCCGCATTCCTAGCTGAATTGGCGCAGAAGCTGGACGCGCTGCGCGACCGCTATCAGGTGGCAGCATGACGCCCCGCCCCGCCTTCGCCCGCGACATGGAAGCCGCCGCCCGCGTCCAGCTTGGCAACGCCCTTTCGCAGCACCTGGACGCGGAAGCCTGCATTACCTTCGCCACGGCGTCCCTCGGGCGCGAGCATGAGGCGCTGGTGCGGCGGGTTTGGGCTGACATGGGCAAGATCATGTGGGGGGCGGGCTGATGTTCCGCGCGCGCTGGAATGGCGAAACCCTCACCCCCACCGGCCACTATGGCCTGTCCGCCGCCCGCGAGGCGATGGAGCCGGGTGACGTGGTGATCGTGGAAGTGGATCACCCCCGCTCGATCAACTCGCACCGGCACCAGTTTGCCGAAATCAACGAGGCATGGCGGCACCTGCCGGAAAGCCTGCAAGACGCGCCTTGGGCGGCCAGCCCGGACACCATGCGCAAACACGCACTGATCGTCACCGGCTTTGCTGACAGCTACACCATCGACTGCGGCGCGCGGGCTACGGCAGAGCGCATTCGCATGGCTCTGGTGTCGGCAGAGACGGGCAAGCACGGCTACGCGATAGCGCAGGTGCGCGGCCCCGTGGTGACGGTCTGGACGCCCCAGAGCCAGTCCATGCGGGCAATGGGGGCCAAGCCGTTCCAGGCCTCCAAAGAGGCGGTCCTGAACTGGATCGCGGCGCAGATCGGCGTTGAGGCCGAAGAACTGCAGAGGGCCGGATGACCGACCTCGCAATGCGCGGCCCCCTTGGCCAGAAGCAGCCATCCGTCAAGAAGGCCCGCCGCAAGGCCGTTTGCCGCCTGTCCGCCAAGCGCGCGGCATACCTCGCCAGCCCCGAACGGGCCGAAGGGTTGAAGCGCATGGGAGAGGTTGCGCAGATGGGTTGCATCGTCTGCGGCGCGCGTCCCGTCGAGGTTCACCACGAAGGCAAGCCCCGCTCCGACTTCCGCGTCCTGCCGCTCTGCCCGCCGCACCATCGCCGCGAGTATGGCCCCGGCGCTTTTCACTATAGCCCCCGCGCATTCTACGCCCTTCACGGCGACAGCAAGCTGTTGCTGGCGAAGGTGGAAGACGCCTTGCGCGGTGAGTTGACCCCATGACGACCCCGACGCGCGACCGGGGCCAGTGTCGCGCCACAACCCCCTCACACACGAAAGGCTGACGAATGAACATCGAAACTCTCAAAGCCGCCATCGCGCTTCTGGAAGGATTTCCTGCGGCCATGGTGTCGACAACGGCCCCCCAGACCACCAACGGGTTTGGCCGCAAGGTGATCGTGCGCAGCCGCGATGCTGGCGTGATCTACGGCGAATATGCCGGGCATGACGGCGATACCGTGCATGTCAACAACGGTCGCCAACTCTGGAAGTGGTGCGCGGCGAAAGGCATCAGCCTGATCGACCTTGCCACCTATGGGGCCAAGAAATCTGACTGCAAATTCAGCCCCGCATCGGCAACCGTGACCATTTTCAATGCCTGTGCCCTGATCGACGTGACGGGTGAAGCGGCCACCAGCATCGAGGCAGTGTGATGGTCAGCGTCATTCGCTTCAATGCCTATGACCCGGCTTCGGACGGCTCCGGCTCCGGCTACGGCTACGGTTACGGCTCCGGTTATGGCTATGGTTCCGGTTATGGTTACGGTTCTGGTGACGGCTCCGGTGATGGCTCTGGTTACGGTTACGGTTATGGTTATGGTTCCGGTTATGGCTCTGGTTATGGTTATGGTTATGGTTACGGTTCCGGTTCTGGTTATGGTGATGGTTCCGGTTCTGGTTACGGTTACGGTTATGGGTCCGGCTACGGCTCTGGTG